AAGATAATCTTCTTTGGAGATTGGTCTAAGTACATCATTCGCCAGGTAGCTAACAATGTCCTTGTGCCATTGCGTGAAAGGTTTATGGATGAGATGGAGTTAGGATTCTTAATGTACGCTCGTTTTGATGGTAAATTAATTCAGACTGCTGCAATTAAGCACTTGAAGAATCTGTAAATAATAGGGGATAGTAAAGGGATGGGTAGTAATATCCATCCCTACTTAAAAATATAAAGATGGCTTGGAAAGTAACAACGGCACCTGCTAAAGAAGTTTTTACATTAAATGAAGTTAAGAATTATCTAAAAGTAGATACTTCTGCTGACGATACTTTGATTACTACTTTATTGCAGTCAGCTCGTGAAGTTGCAGAGCGTTATCTTAATCAAGCGTTAATCACACAAACAATAACAGAAAAGTTAGATAGGCTTAATAATCCTATTATTTACTTATCTGTTTCTCCAGTAATTGCCGTTAGCTCATTTCAATATAACGATGGAGTTAATAGCGTTCAAACTTACAATTCTGCTAATTATGTTGTAGATACTTTTTTAAAGCCTGGAAGATTAGCTTTAGCATACGGTGCTACATGGCCAACACTTTACGGTAATATAAATGATGTAACAATAACTTATACGGCAGGATATAGTACAGAGCCATCTGGTGTGCCAATGCAAATAAGACAGGCTGTATTAATGATGATTGCAGATGGTTACGATAATAGAGAAGATTATATAAAGAAATTACCTACTGCATCGGAGTATTTACTTGATCAATATCGCGTTCAATTATTCTAATGAGATACAACAAGAAAGAAGAAATAGGAAAGTTAAGAGAAAGAATAATAGTACAGAGTGTTTCTCGTACTGTTGGTACTACTGGTTTTGGAACAGAGACATGGAGTAATTTTGCCGAGGTGTGGGCAATAGTAGATTATAAAGGAATAAACAAGGAGGAGGTAGAAGGTGGCAAGATAACAGCATTAAGCCAGGTGAGAGTTACCTGTCGAAATAGGACAGACATAAACGAGCAACAAAGAATTATCTGGATGGACAAATATTATCAAATAGAGAATCTCCAGATAAGTGAAGACAATATGTATTTGCATTTATTTTGTTCATTTGCTCAAAATTATGTGTAATGGGATATTTATCAGCTAAACAAATAAATCACCTTAAAGAACTTCAAAAGTCTAACTACGCAGGTAGAAGGAGTTTCCAAGGAATGTCATTAAGAGTAGTAGGTTTAGCAGATGCGGTAATTGAATTTGCAGAGTTAATGGAGCAATGTACAGTAAAAGAAAGAAGTAGAGTAATAGATTCAGCTACTCCTATCGCATTACAAATTTATAAGTCATTAGTGCCGGTAAGTAAAAAGGCTCACAGAATTAGCACTAATCCTTTTAGTAATAAAAAAATGAAAGGCTGGTCAGAAGATGATCGAGCTTCAATGATTGTGCAACCAGGTAATTTAAGAAAGTCAATTATTGATTTATCTAAAAATCTTAAATCATATAGATATGCCGTTGGAGCGGTAGGGCCATTGTATAAAAGAGGTACAATGAATAAAGGTATTAATAGTAGCGAAGGAACAAATGGCTTTTATGCTCACATGGTTTTTGGAAGTACAAGAGCCTGGTATAATAAAATAGTAGTACAAGCCAGAAATTTAAGTAGAGAAAAAGTAATTAAAACCATGCGTAATGAATGCATTTTCATTATGCAGGAGAGACCTAAAAAATTCTGGCAAGTATTATGATAGGTAAAGTAATATATGGGAGACTATCAACTGATGTGGCAGTTACTGGTGTTTGCGGATTACGCATCTTTCCAGATATTGCTCCTCAAAATGTTACCTATCCTTTTTGTGTTTACACAATTATTAATAGTGTTGCAGTTGATTTTAAAGATGGTCAAAGTAATCTTGAAGAAGTTAGTTTTCAAGTAGATGTTTATACAAACAACTATGACACTACACAAAGTTTATCTAACTCTATAAGAAATAGATTAGACAGATTTGTAGGTACAGTAAATGATATTAGCGTGCAGACAGTTAAGTATATGTCATCTGATTCACAAGCATACAATGCTGATTTAAATGTTTATTGGATGAGTATTGATTTTATGGCAAGAATGAAACGATAATTATGAAGTTAAGATTAATAAAAACGTGGAACGGCAAGCCAGTAGGCGCAACAGGTGTATTCCTTTCCGACTTTGGCAAGCAACTTGTTGCCGATGGCATTGCGGAGCATCTTGATGATGACTTTGTCGTGGAGCAGATGCCAGAAAAACAAGTGCAAGAGGCACCTCAACCTATTTATATTCCTGTGCCAATGCCTATGGAGTATTTTGAGCATGAGAATGAATTGGAAAAAATTGATGTTAATATAGATTTGTCAAAAGCTAAAAAATAATAAAATGGCAACAACTGGAATAATTAACGGTACGTTGATGCGCTTGTATAAAGATTCGACTGCAATCGGTTACGCGACATCCTGCCAAATGAACATCTCCGCAGCTATGCGTGAAATCTTAACAAAGGATTCCGCAGCTGGAGGATGGAGGGAAGTAAAGAAGGGTCAGTTATCTGGCACACTTTCAACAGAGGCACTTTATGCCGGCCCTGGTGATTCATCTACCAATTACTTGTTTGATGATCTCTTTACCGACTTGATTAGTGGTACTGCGCTTACTATTAAGTTTACTACCGATGTACAAGGTGACAATGTGTTTACAATGTCTGCTATCTGTACATCATTAGACCTTAATGCAGCAGTGGAAGAAAATACAAGCTACTCTGCATCTTTTGAGGTGACAGGTGCAATCGTGAAGACAACAAAAGCATAATAAAAATTACCTAACATGAAAACAATAAAAATAGCTAATGCGGACATACCAGTTAAGTTTGGTATGTTCGTGTTAGGTACATTTTTACGGGAGAGGAATCTAAAACTTAGCGACCTCTCCCAACTTGGCGAAGACCTCCTATTTGCTCTTGAACTTGCCTTTGCAGGTGTACAGGCAGGTTACAAGGCAAAGGGAGAGAAGTGCCCATATAACTTAGAAAAGTTTTGCGATTTAGTAGATTTGGATAAGGGAGGGATAAACAGGATAACAGAGCTGATAACAAATGAGATTTCAGTACCAGAAGATCCGGAAAGAAAAAACGAGATAGCGGAGGAGCAGAATTAACTCTTGATTATATTGAGCGTTTTTGCTTTGGAGTATTAAGATTTTCCCCTCCGCAATACTATGAGATGACACTAAGAGAGGTTATTATAGCTATGCAAGGTTATAATAATCAATTTGAAATAGAGCAGCAATTTGAGTGGGAGAGAGCCAGGTGGCAAACAACACTTTTATTAAATGTTCATACGGCAAAAGGCAAATCAATTAAGCCTAAAGATTTGATTGAATTTCCTTGGGAGACAGATAACGTAAAACCAACTAAAAGAAGTTTGTCAGAAGTTGACAAGTCAATTTTTGAGAAATGGGATAAAGAGTAGATAATGGCATTAGGTAAACTGAATTTAAAACTTGGCATTGATGTAAGTAATCTTGAAAAAGAACTTGGCAAGGTTGAGCGTAGTATGGCAAGGTTTGGTGGTAAAATGCAAAGTGTAGGTACTACATTATCACAGTCACTTACCTTGCCTATTATTGCACTTGGAGGAGCAGCTTTAAAATCCTTTGCCGACATGGAAAGGCTGGAATTAGGATTAACTGCAATAATGGGAAGTAGTAAAGCAGCTGAAGAAGAATTGCAAAAACTAAGAAAAACTGCTGAAAATCCTGGTCTTGCATTGCCACAAGTTGTTCAAGCATCATCTACATTACAAGCTGTTGGTTTAAGTGCAGACGCAGCGCGAGAAACTATATTGCAGTTTGGTAACGCTACTGCCAGAGCAGGTAAAGGAGCAGTAGTTTTTGATGAGTTAATTTTTGCCTTTTCTAAAATACAATCTACTGGAAAAATAACACAAGAATCTATTAATCAAATTGCTGAAAGATTACCAGGTTTTAGTACATTATTACAACAAACATTTGGAGCATCTACGGCAGAAGGAATAAATGCGACAGGTATATCTGCTGAAGATTTCTCTAAAAAAACAGTAGAGGCATTATCTAATTTACAAAGAGCTCAAGGAGGTTTAGGAAATAGTTTTGATAACTTAACCGACAATATTACAGCATCACTTGCAGAACTTGGTAAAGTAATAAATACAAGTTTAAATGTAGAAGGAATTTTTATAGCGTTATCAGATAAAATAAATTATTTAGTACAAGGTTTTAAAAAATTAAATCCAGAGACACAAGGATTTATTGTATATGCTGGCTTAATTGTAGCAGCTATTGGTCCTGCAATTTTTATAGTAGGTAAAATGATTACTACTTTTGGTGCATTAGCAGGTACTACCAAAATGATTATTGAAACCTTTGGAAAACTAAAAGGTACTATTATTAAAGCATTTACAACTATTCTTGCTAATCCTGCTATACTTGGTATTACTTTAGCTATTGCTGCTATTGGTGCAGTTGCTTTGTATGTTTATGATAACTGGGAGGCATTTGCAAGTAGGTTTACAAATATTTGGATAAACATTAAAAACAGTGCAAACAAGGGAGTAGCTGATTTTATGATGGCTATTGATAAGCTACAAAAATCATTTGGTGTAAAACTATTTGACGTTAGTGGGCTTACGTCTTACACAGCAGAGCAAAAGGTAGTACAAAAAGAATTTAAAAGTATAGGAGAAACAGTTGATAGTTTATCCGGCAAATTAAAAGGTTTATTTTTAGCTAAACCCAAAACTGGTACAACAGATGAAACAATTATAGATAAAACTAAAACTGATACTGGTGGTGGTACAGGAGGAGCAGTTAAAATAGATAAAAGTTTATTTAAATTTGATGGTTACAAAACGTTAACTGAAATATCAAAAGCAAAAGAAGATTTAGATAAAGCAGTATTAACTGAACTTGGGCCTAAAATACAAGAGCAATTAGGTTTTACAAATAAAGGATTAGATGCAACATCAAGAGGAATGAAACAAGCAGCTATTGATGTAGCTGTTTTTGGGCTTGCAATGAAAACTAATGCTCCTGCTTTTGCCGAACCATTTACAGCAGCTGAAGAAGCTGCGGCAAAATTACAAGATAAGATTATAGATTTATCAGATGCTTTTACAAATATTTTAAATGGAGCGTTAAACGATTTAGCAGTTGGATTTGGTGAACAATTAGGCAATGCTTTAACTGGTGCAGGTTTTGGTGTAAAAAATTTACTTGTGCCATTAGCTGAAGCAATTATATCATTTGGTAAAATGGCTATACAAGCAGGTATTACAGCATTAGCAATTAAAAAGGCATTAACCTTAGCGCAGGCTCCTCTTGCCATTGCCGCAGGTATTGCCTTAGTTGCAATAGGTACTGCAATTAAAAATGGTATAGCTACACCAAAACTTGCCGAAGGAGGCTTGGCAACAGGGCCGACAATGGCATTAGTAGGAGATAATAGAAACGTTCGTGTAGATCCGGAAGTAATTGCTCCTTTGTCAAAGTTAAAGTCAATGATGGGAGACATGGGCATGGGCGGAGTATTGGAGACAAGGATAAGCGGAAATGATTTGATTATATTGTTGAACAGATCACAAAAGGGTCTTAGCAGAATACAATAATGGCTGTAAGGTTTGAAACTACTGTATATAATGAGAAAGGCAGAAAGATTAATGTTGCTATTAAAGACAATGTTTTTTCTGGCATGACTTATAGTTTTGATACTATTTCTTTGTCATTACAATACGATAGCGAAAGCCAGCAAGGACAAGAAAGATTTACACCTATTATCGGATCATCTTGCAATCTATCGTTACTTATAAATAATAACGATTTAGAGACATTATTACTTGATATTGGATTAGCAGTTGAGGGAAGGTTTACAATAGATTTAACTGCCTACGAGGATGACAATACTACTATATCCTTTAGGTGGTACGGTTACATAGTTACAGATTTAGTACAATTTGAGGATGTGCCTTTATCTATTGGTTATGTTGCTCAAATAACTGCCATTGATGGATTAGGATGGCTAAAAACTTTAGACTATAAAAGTGCAGTAGGGCCTTACAATGGACAAGACACAGTAGTACAACATATTTTAAACTGCCTCAATCAATTAGATTTTGTTCAGAGTGAACTGGTGGCAAATAGTCTGCCAGTGCTACACACTGTTTTTAATTGGCATGAGAGTACATTGACATATAGTGCAGATAATGATTTTGCTTTAAAAACTGCAATACAACACAGGGCTTTTTATCATATTGACACAAAGAAAAATTATATTTATCAAAGTTGCTATGATGTAATTAAAAAGATATGTCAAGCACTGGGAGCAAGAATTATTTTTAGTGGTAGTCAATATTGGTTTATTCAGATTAACCAATATGCTAACAATCCATCATCATTACGTTATTTTAAATACAGTGCTTTAGGTGTTCAAACATCTGGCACTTTTACTGATGACTTTACTTTATCTAACATACAAGATAATTTAGGAAGTAGTGATTTAATGAGATTAAGTGGTGGGAAATGGACTTATTACTCGGCTTTAAAAAATGCTTTAGTACGTTATAATCATAATGCTAAAAAGAATTTAATGCCTGGTGTAGTTTATAACTACATTACAAATACAGATCCTGTTATAGTTAGAACAGATACATTAGATAGTACAAACAATGAAGCTAAACTTAGCTATACAGGAATGTTATATCAAAGAAGTATTTGGTCAACTGGAGGTGGTTTTGTTCCTCATATATTTGTAT